TTTCTATCAAAATCTGGTAAAGCTCTAACTGATACTAAACGACATCTTGGTTCAAAGTTTTGTATAACATCTTCTATTTTTCTTGCTATGATAGCAGCGATTACTGGTGTCATAGGTTCAAATAACATATCTCTAATTCCACCAGATATTTCTGGGTGAAATGGTTTTTCAAAATCATTTAGTTGTACAAGATTTCTTAATGACCTTTTAACTGCTTGTATATCAGTAATTTTATTGACATCAGAACCTACAGTTTTCTTAGTGAAGAATAAATCTAAATCAGAATATTGTCTAACATTACGACTGATATCATTTTGAGCTTGTGCATCTTTATATGCCGACATTGGAAACCCCTAGTTATTTAATTATTATTTATAAGAGATGTCTATAAGAATTTAATTTATTTGACTCCTACATTACTAGCAATCATTATTCGTTTTTCTTCACATTCACATGGTGGAACAGAATGTCTAACTATGCCAGGAAATACAATCAACTCTCCCTCTTTAGGTTGAATAGATAAATCTCCCTCTGGGAAAACTAGTGGTGATGAGCCTTCTGGCATACGAATATAGTAACACCAAGCATAAACACTACCACCATGATTATGTGCTTTAGTCCAATCTCCTTTACCATAAGTAGCACCCCAACATTTTCTTATATAAAATTTTGGTGGATTAAATGAATTCTTTCTACCATATGATTCATCTATGATATCTAAAACTTTATCACATAATGTTTGCACGAGATTATTATGTGTGTGTAAATGCCAATCAGTCATATCTCCTTGAACATTAGTTGTTTTGTTTTGTACATCACCTAAGGCAATAATATCTTTTGCTAAAGTATCATTTTCTTCTTGTGTTAATATATTGAGTTTTTGAATAATAGGAATCTTTATGCTAAACTCGTGCATAGGAATTTTAATTTTTTTTGTTTTATTAGTTAGACCCATAAGAATTTAATTTATTTAAATTGGTTTTTCTTTTGTGACTGGTGTAAATTTTTTTACATTATCTTTAACAGCATCCACAATAGATTGTGCATCAGTATTATCTAGACTTAAAGAGAAGTTTTGTGGTATATCTTTTTTAGCATTTTCTACAAGAGATATCGCATCATTGCTCAACTCGGTAAGAGTATCAGCATCTATAGATATATCAAACTTAGGCAACTCTGGTAATGATTCGAAAGCACCTGTGATGGCAGAAAAACTTATATTAGCAGGTAACTCAAAAGGAATACCATCTGCACCAACTTCTAAGTTTGGTATTAATCCCCCTATGTCTACGCCATCTTTTACTTGTGAAACTACTGAATCTACATCTATTCCTTGTGCGCTTAGTGTTTCCCCAAACGAAGTTTTTAACTCTGCTATTGATGAAGCTCCAGAAATAGAATTGATATCAATGTCTGCTAATCCAGCGAATGCTCCTTGAGCATTTAAGTTTGGAAGTTCTGGTAGTGGTGGTATCATAGAAGAAAGGTCACCTACTAAACTTGCAACCTGACCTTCTACTGCTGACTTCATTGTAGAGGCATCTGCAGTTACATCAGAAAATTGTGCTTGGGCAGAATCTTTTAAAGAACCAACTTTTCCTAAAGTGCTATTAAGAGTGCTACTTGCGCCTGGAACACTTGCATTAATCATATCTTTTATTGCCATATCAATCTCCTATGCTGTTCTTCTCCACATGTATGCTGTGATGTATGGTTGTAAGTTATTGTGAGCTCCACCACCACCTGTACTGCCAGTATTGTAAGTTTCAGATGAATTAGCGTTACCAGCAGTTCCAGACCCACCAGCACCACTTTCACCAAGTGCAGTGTGTGTATGTGCTGGTAATTCAGCTACTGTAAGTGTGTGTGTTTTTGAACCACCTGTTTCTCGCACAGCGTCAAAATCAGTATCAGTTGAATCAACACCTACTATAACTCTACCAGCTCCAAATGCTGTCCATGTTCCAAAACCTAATAGTGTGCCTGGATTTGTTGCAACACCAGCATTAGTGTAAATAGAACCAACAGGATAAATTGTTTCTAATACATGTAATCGTAAACCTTTATCACCACCTGTTAGATTTAATACTAAATCATTTGAATCATCTACATCAAGATTTATCTTAGTAGAATCTGTTTCATCAATTTTTATATCTGCCATTGTTATCTCCTATGCATTCGGCGCCGATGTAATGTTAGCGGCCAAACCTGCTGTATCAGTATGTGTATGAGTTGTAAGTGCAATAGTATTAGCAGTAACTTCTTGTGTGGTTGTAATTGTACTTCCACTACCAGAAAGATTTATAGTACCTGATGAACCTGTAAAGCTAATAGCACTTGAATCACCAGCAAATGTCATTGTACCTACTGCCTCTGATTTAATATTCATTGATGATACTGATTTAAGTCCAATAGATGCACCAGAAGCTATACTCACATTACCATCTAATGTCACTACTCCAAATTTATCTTGTGTAACTATAGTTAGATTTAAATTAGAATGTAATGTCATATCTTCTGTTGTAGTTATAAGACCCTCACCCCCAATGGTTGTAACTGAATTACCAGCCACACTTAAAATATAATCTTTTGCTTTTGTAGATTCTTTAGTTGTGCCTATTGAACCTGTATATGAATTCGCAACATTGTGTGCATGATTACCTATAATCATTTCTTCTAGATTACCAGCACCACCAGCACCAATCTTGACTTGCTCATTCTTATGAATCTTTCTCGTAAAGTTTCCACCAACCTCTAATACATAATCCCCTTTAATAAATTCTTTTTTGTTTCCATTTGTTGTTAAATTAATATCTCCATTTACAAATATATTAGATTCTCCAGCAACCAGTTCATAGTTATCACCTACAACCTTAACTGTCTTTGAACCGTCTACTACTATTTCTTCATAGGTGCCAGACATGTGTTGTCTTTGTAATCTCTCTCCGCCTGGTGTGTCATCTATCTCTTGTATGTGACCTGACTCTGATTCATGTACATGATTGTAAGGATACTTTCCTGTATCAGTTTTTCCTCTCGGTGTAGGTTCATCAAAGAAAGTCGGTGTGTCATCTTTATTGAGTGTTGTTGAGATTGGGTCTAAGTTTGGTTTAGTTGCCTTTGGTATCTTAACAAGTTTAGCAGCTAAAGCTTTTCGTTTAATTAAAGATGTATGAGTTTCTGCAACATCATCTCTTGCAAGTCTTGATACATCTGATTCACCTGTAGTATGACCAGAGTGTGCAATTGTGCCAGGATATTTTCCATTTGGGTCATTGAATCCTGTAGACGAATCAGCAGCATATGTTGGAACGCCAGGTAATGAACCCATAATGATTGGTTGTTGTTTTTCATTTGCATCACGAAAGAATCCGACTACCCAAGTTCCCTCTGTTAAAAAACTAGGTGTGTTTCCCATACCTTGCATGGATGGGTCGGTGACTGGATGCATGACATGTGCCCACGGCAAGTCTGCCGATGGTATATCATTTAAATCTTCTGTGTGGTATCCTAAACATCTGACTTGTACTCTACCAAGTTTTGCAGGGTCATTACGATTTTCTACAACACCAGTAAACCATACAAAGCCATCGAGGCCCATAAAATAGTTTTCGTTCATAGAAACTATTTATAAGATAAAGCTGAAATGATAGTGAATATAGTAAAGTAGTAAATCAGAATATAATCTTTATTTAAAAGACCGAAGTCACTTAGTATTGCAACGACACATATGAATATGACATATGATATAACAACAAGAGCTATGGTTGTTGTTATTACTTTTAACATTAAGTATTCCGATAGTCTAGGTAGATATTTCCAGCAAGTACAATTCTTTCACCAGTCATGTTCGATGCCTTTGGTACTTCGTGTATCACATGGCCAGGAAACATAATGAGTTCATCTGACTTAGGATAACGACAAAGTTGTGCTTCTTTGAAATATAGGGGTGGGGCATTGTCGGGTACTTGTATATAATAAACCCAAGACCACAATGCAGGGCCGTGGGTATGGGGTTTGGTATAATCATTTTCGTTATAGATTGCACCCCAACAATCATGTGTAAAAAATTTATCTAGAGTTCCTTTCTGGTCTTTCACTTGTAAAGACTTTACAATATCCATTGCTTTATTGCATACTTTGTTTATGATAGAATATTGATAGTGTAAAAAATAATTAGTCATGTATGCTTGTACATTTGACTTTCTTTCTTCTTCGTGTTTGTGAGAGCGAATGATGTCTGCCATGTCTTTATGTAAGTGGTGTAAAGATAGTGGTCTGCGTATCACTCGCTCCTTTTTT